AGCCAACTATTGAAGCTTCGGTGAGATCCGAGTAATTTTTGTCTATTTTTACGCCTATTTTACCACCATCTGACTGAACTGTCAGCGCTTGGGCGTTAATTGCGCCGGTATGATTCTGAATTATAAGCGCGGTTTTTCTTGTTCCTGTGTTTGGCGAATTGTCATCCACATACAAAGCATTACCAGTCGTTAAGCCATCTGCGCCAATAGCAAGCACTCTTGCTGTTGTTACATCGTTTGCTGTTATGTTAACTACGTTGGCGTCAATATTACCAGCATTAATGTCCAGACATTGTTGGTCGGTGTCGTTGTTGTTTAGTTGTAACAGAGGTACACCAGTGGCGCCAGCAGAAGCATGATTTTTAACCTCCAGTGTGGCGCCTGGGGTTCCTGTATTGTCACCGATACTTATCCTGTTGGAGCCAGCGTCAACAAAAAGCATATGCGATTCATCAGCAGCTTCAACTCTAAAGTCTTTATCTGCGCCGGCTTCATTTATCGTCACACTACCATTTAACGAAGAATCTCCTGTTACCGTAAGCGTAGAACCATCAAACGTTAAGTTGGCTTCTGCATTAAGCCCAGAAGAGCCATTTGCGGTTGTTATTCTATTATCAGCATCGTTAGTGATTGTTACTCCTTGTGCCAAAATAAGTTCATTTGTAGAACTAAGTCCCACATAACTCCCCACTCCGGCAAGAGTACCTGATTTTATAGCTTTGCCAGGATAGTCAATAGCTATGGATCCGCCGCCAAGGGATAATCCGGTGGCAGATCCAGAAATAATTAATCGATTTTGAGTAGCTTCATCGTATACAATATATGCATCACCATGCGGTAGCGCCGATCCAAAAATAGCCTTCTTGTCATCAGGAAGTAAAATGCCACAATTTCCGGTCAATCGACTTTCAATTACCGTATTATCAGTGCAGTCTTCACCAAGAAACGAAGAACCACTAACAATTAAGTCGCCATTAGTAACTGTTACAGCCTTTGCACTCAAATTATTTGCCATGTGGACATTGCCAGAAATATCTGTGCCGGCAACTGGTCCAGAAATAACTAATCTATTTATGCCAGCTTCATCATAGGCAATAGAGGCGTCCGTATTAGTTCCAAAAAATATTCTTTTATCATCGTTTACCCTAACATCATCTTCGAAAATGCTAGTACCTTTCGCAGTTAGCGCGAATGGGAGATCGGAGCCACCCAAAATGGTGGACCCAGTTACAACAAGGTGGTTGCCAACGTATAGCCCTCTATTACCATAAATTGAACCTGTAAACTGATGAGAATCATCATTACTATTACCAAAAATAGTAGAACCAGAAATTGTATCAGTTTGATGTACAACAAAAGCGCTAGCACTAATTGTACCCGAAATAAGCAGGGTGCCAGAAAGCGTCAGAGTAGAAACATCTGAATGATAAACAAGGCGGTCGGTACCACCCAGGCGGGTCTCTCCACCGACATCAGGTACCCTGTATTGTAGTGCCCCTTGTGGTCCGCTAGCCGTTATCCCACCACCGGCGATATATGCCCATCCAAATTCACCCATCTATTACGTGCTCCTGTGTATATAGTTGTACACTATAAATAGACTTCAAAAGGCAATAGTTCTACATATTTTATTTTATGCAATCTCAATATAGGTATCTGAAGGATCAAACAATAAAAGCATATCCATCTGCTGATTGCTACCGGCATGAGTGTTAATGTCTAAACAATATCCCAACTGTCTTACAATGTCTTCTGACTTTTCTGGAGTGGCAAACTGGTAATTACCTGCTGTACCGCTGGCCATGTATACTGGTGCTCCGATAGTCATTGTGTCATCAACAAGCGATCCAGTTATTCTAATGGTTCCTCTTCTTAGCATGCCATGGGTACTAGAATTTGTATTTAGAGCGATTCCAAGCAATTGAGTAGCCCCGGTATCGTCGTCGTTTGCTTGAGCAATTCCAAAATGCCCCTGATCCGAAAGGTAATATAGTTTGTTTTGAACGGTGGGCGAGTTACCAAGTGATAAAACATCTCCCTGAAATTTACCAACCGCATCATACTGCGTAGTATATTTAGCAGAACTTGAGTTCATTGATGACAGTGTTGAAAACTCACCAACATGACCCGTTAGAGTAGTTGCGGTTGTGCCGGCGATCATGGCTTTTGCACAGAGATTTGTATCGTCCCATGTTAGATTCGCTGAAGCGCCGAGGTCTGATCCACCCTCGTTAAACTGTACTTGCCCATCAGAACCTGCTGGGTCTGCTCCGCCTCCTCCAGCGGGGGTGGCAACAACAAGCACGTTGCTGGCGTCGAGAGCAAGGAAACTACCTGCGCCGGCTGCAGTACCAGAACTTATAGTTTTTGATGGCACTGTGCCATAATCCAGTGCTATAGATCCGCCGGCGATGGAAATACCAGTGGTAGATCCAGAAATGATTAATCTGTTCTGAGTTGCTTCATCATACTGAATTGCAGCGTCGTTGTCGGTTCCAAACAACAAGTTTTTATTATCAACTATTTTTACATCATCGAAGAAATCAGTATCATCTTCAAAGGAAGCCTCGCCGGTGACAGTAAATGTTCCCGAAACAGTGGTAGAGCCGTCAACATCAAGAACGGCATTCGCAGTTGTTTTATTGTTTGCTGATCCAACGACTAATCGCTCTTGAGTGCCAAGCGCTCGTAGTATATTTTTGCCAGATCCTCCTGCGTTTTCAATTCGAAGAACAATATCTTTACCATTGTTTTCATTTCTTATGAAAAAATGGTCGGAGTTATTAAAATAAATACCGCCGTTCTCTACGCCATTTTCAGTAAAGACAATTTCTTTAGTGCTGTCACCGACGCCTTTTTGAATTACTAATTTGTTCGCGCCGGAGCCAGAGATATGAATAGCGCCGGTCACTTCCAGGTTTGCACCACCGAACTTTAAGTTGGTTTCGGCATTCATTGAATCTGCGTCAACTGCTGTTACTATTCTATTGTTAGCGCCATTTGCTAAAAAATCAGAAACATCAACACTGATGGCGTTGGTAGCTACGTCAATTCCCGTGCCAGCGCCGACATTTAAAGTAACAGCACCTGTCGTGCCCCCTCCAGTTAGTCCGTCGCCGGCGGAAACCGCAGTAATGTCGCCACTACCACCACCACCGCCAGGTGCTTCAGTGAGAATGAATTCGCCATCAGCGTTTAATCCAACTAAACTTCCGTTACCAGCTAAGGTGCCACTTTCGGGCGCAATTCCTTGTTCGTAATTACTTCCAGCGTATCCCATTAATTAACTCCCGTCAAGCGTTGTTAAACCAGAACCAGTTAATATAAACATACGCTCCGTATTGATTTGGGTCAATTCTGCAACAATTGTAAAACTAGCTGCTCCGCCATTGCCAGTTGGGCATGAGACATAGATCTCTTTTGCTTTTACATTAAAAGTATAAGAATCCTCTTTAGAGTCCAACAGAAGATAATGCAATCCACCAACAACCTGTCCAGACCCAGTTGCGTTAAAGTGGATTCTAATATCTTGGGCGCTTTGATTTATGACAGTGATACTTTTAGTCACCATCGGAAATTCGTATTTAACTTCGTCGCCGGGGGGTAATGTTGTGGAGCCCGTTATCCAAGGCACTCCTGAAACTTGATATGACCCTACGTTATTTAGCCCTGCTATATAATGCGCTGGTCCTGAATTTGCTCCCATGTTGAGTTAACTCCTAATATTTCTCTATAATTAGTTTCTTTTTTTTGTTATATTCTTATTTTTTGCTTTTTCTCTTTTGATGCGATTATTTCTTTCATTGCGAACTTCAGAGGGCTTACGATAGTATCTACGCCTCCTAACTTCGTTTAGTATTCCTGCTTTCTTGACCTTCCGAGTAAAGCGACGAATCATACGCTCTGGTGTGTCATTTACTTTTCTTCCTCTGCGATTGTTTCTGAGAGGCTTGACAGTTAGATTGGACGCTCTACTCATTTGATCATTCCCGACCAATTTTTGTTTTTACCACCAAATATTTTATTAATGTCTACGCCGGGGTCTCTTGGGTCTACACCGGCAAGAGGATCGCCTTGTTTGCTTTCAGTTGGCGCACTTGATGGTGTTGTTCCAGCAAAAAGATCCACGCCATTATAAGCATCTGATCCTATAGCATCTAACATTCTTTTTCTTGTTTCTTGTAGTTTTTGTTGGGCGATCCGATTTTCTTCTTCATAGTTTCGTTGGGGTTCGGCTGGTTGTTGTCTTGTTTCTACGATTGTTTGACCGCCAAGCCCTTGTGCGACCTCCGAAACAATATTAGATAATATCCCCTCTTCAAAGATTACTTCTTTAATACATTCTTTGATAAGGGGCTTTAGAACCTGTCTTAGTTCTGATTTTTTCATTTTTCCCTCAATACATCGTTTAATGCTCTGTTAATCCGGTCTGCTTTTGTAATAATATTAGGTTGTTTGCTTTCTTGCATCATAAACGCGCCAGTGGTCGAGGGCTCAGATACAAAGTCAAAACAAATTAATTGAAAGTCATCCTCAACGATTGTTCGCCCATTTGATTCATGAACAGATCCCATTCCTCGGGAAGAAATACCTAACTTAACGCCAGACTCAACAAGGGAGCGAAGAATTTGTCCAGATGGTGTGTTTAGAATTTGAACCTTTCCCATCACGGCATCACCATCCCACCAAACTTCTGTCACAAGATGTGCAGCGTTTGCTAAGTTAATAACCGCTGAATCAGGATGGTCAAGCTCTCCAAGCGCTCGTCTTTCTTTTACAAGCTTTCCATAGTTTTCCATCTCTCGTTCTAAAATAGGACGACTATAAACACGACCATTTCCATTTAAATGGTTTGCGCGTTGCATAACACCCGTAAGAAACATAGCGTTTTCCTCACGAACCATACGCTTTTCGTCTTCGGTTAATAAGTCATCGCATATGCCATTTGGGCATAGTTCATAATATTCTGTCAATAAATACTTGTTCATTTTCTATTCCAGTTGCAGGCGTTACCTGCGCGAGTTAGGAGCCTTTGCAACAGCGCCTGACGGGTTGTAACATCCACTTATTTGTCCAATTGTCCATTGTTAGCTCCTATTTGTATGCCATTGTCACAAAATATAACATTTAAGATATATGATGTCCCAGATGACAACCAACCCAATATTAAAAGGTTGACGAGATTATACTCGTATGTAAATAGTTCTGTATAACCATTTATTCCAAACAAAAGAACACCGACCCAAAAGCCAGTACACATTGGACACGACAAAAGTTCGCCAAACCAACCTTCCGTGGGGCGAACCTTATTAAAGATGCTTCCGTAAACAAGTATTTGCGTCAGCCCGTAAGCCGCTAACACAAAATATAAAAGCCCCATTTTAACCTCTATACATTATGTTCATACCATATGGACCTCGAATCCACCCTGGTCTGATTGATCCCTTTACTGGCTCTTGCGGAACCTCTCCAAGCGGAGTACTATCTTCTTGTGTGGGCTCTGTAAGATAGTCGTCAACTGCTTTTTCAAATTCTTCAATGTGATCAAAATATGGTCTTTCTTCAACAATAAATTTATTGATACCATAAAGTGCAACTTGGACCATATCGTAGTCTTCGTTTATGAACATTTGAGCTTCCATTGAACCATAGACATAGCCAGCACGTATGCTATCTGGCTTAATCAACCCTTCGTTTCTCAACTTAAGAAAAAGACGATCTTGGGTATCATACACCTCTTCATTATTGACATGTTTGGCGAGTGCTAAAATTTTTTTACTATCTGGATAAATAACAATGTCCAGATCAGGGTGATCTTCTACAACGAGTTGATTTCCAAATGTTTTACGAACATTTAGTTTGATATCCTCTTTGATACCAAGTTTTTCTGGTTGTTTTGGGATTTTAACAGTAATACTCATTATATTGAAATCTCATGAACTAAGTTCTGAATTTTAAGAACCTTTTCTACGAAGCTTTTGTCAATTGGCTGAGTTCTAAACTCTTCAATCATTTTAATAACTGAACTGGTCGATTCCACCATGCTCTTATCTGAGCTAATCTCCTCCGATGATAGAGCATCTTTAAGTGCCGAGTGTAGTCTGGACAACTCTTCATTAAGGTAGATCTTGATGTCTGTGTCGCTATCGAATGAAAGAATATAGCGATTAAGCAGTTCTTTTTGTTCTGACAAAAGCCCTTCAGAATAAACTTCGTTAAACTTTCCAGTAAACGTTCTAAAAACAATATTATCAATTGGCTTCATTTCTGTCGGCTGTGTGTCTAACTTTTTGCCAGTTAGTGTTTGTAATACTTTCTGCTCCAAGATCACACCTCGTTTAATACCAGCGGCAGATGCATCGGCTCCGAAAAGCTGTGATACTGTAGCAATGCTCTTATAATTTGGAACAAAATTGTTATACACACTTGAACCAACTTCTTTATTGATCCTATCAATTACATAACTTTGTGCGTTATAAACCTCTTCCGAATCCAGTTCGGAATATGCTTCACGAATTTGATAAAGTAGCTTTTCGGCAGTAACAGAATCCAACTCAGAACTATCCAATAAAGCCTGATATAAACTTAGCTCTTTTCCCAAAACCTTGTTGGAAGAAAATGATTCTTTTAAGATGTTTGCAATTTTGTTTTTTCGCTCACCATCTCTCGAAACAACTGCCTTTGTCATCTCTCTGATTAACGCTTCATATAAAAATGCTGTATTTCTTTTTTTATTATGTTTTACTTTTTTCATCTGTGTCACCTAACTTGCTGTTATCTAACTCCGTAATTAGTTTCTTTATCTCGTGTTTTACCTCAAATAATTGTCTTTCTTCTAAATTGTCGGCGGGTTGATCGTCTTCTTCGTATAATCCTGCCTTGCGAAACTCACCAGAAAGCTTTCCAAGGTGCCCTAAAGACTCAAAACCTTTGCCTCCTGGGTAGGTTGTGCGTGCAGTTGCGATCTCAACTCCGCGAGACTTAGATCGTGTGCGTCGTTTATTTGGACCGCTTTTACCCATGCGCCTTTGGTCATCTCGCTTACCAGGGGCGGCGAGAAGTGTGTCATCTTCGGGTTCTTCTAATTCTTCAGGTGCGTCAAGCTCGCCGCCTCCTTCGTCGCCTCCTTCGTCGCCCCCAAGTATATCTTCAATGTCTCCAGCATCACCAAGATCCTCAGTGTCGCCACCTCCTATGGCTGAAGCTGTTTCTGCTTGAACTGTTTCGGTAACTCCTTCAAGTTCTGCATCTAAACGACGATCAAAAAACATTTCTCGTTGATTGCGAATAAACTCTTCTTCAGAAAGATTAAAAATATGATCAGCCACCCAGCGTCGGGAGAAATACCCTTCCGTTGCAGATCCAGCGATATCAAACTTGGTCTTCCAATGTTCAAGCTCTTGAAGTTCTGCAAGTTTCGATGGATTATTAAGAGATAACTTGAAGCTAATAAGATCCGTTCCCTTATATCCCAGAGTATAAAGATGAATAATTCCAATTTTTTCTAGTTCTGTAATTATAGAACGCTGAAGCCTTTGAATGGTTCTTGCAAAACGAATATCTTTCTGTGCCAATGTGGTTTTATCTTCGTCCGCTCCTTCAAGATTTGTGAGATATGAGGCGGGAACTTTTAATGCAGAAAACAACTTATCACGAAGATATTTAACATCATCAATATCACCAGTAAACTGACCGCCGGGGAGACTTTCAACACGAGACGAGACACCACCGCGAACAGGAATGAAGTAATCTTCTTCGGTGCTCATTGGGTTGTATCGTAGATCTACACGACCAGTATCTGCGTCAACAACTTGATTGCGCTTCATCTGTGTCATAACTTTTTGCATATATTGCTCCACATCGTTAGGGGCAATATTACCAACATCAATATAAAAAACGCGACGTTCTGGTGAGCGGACGACACGATAAGCCATCATAGCATCTTCCAAAAGAATTAATTGACGGAAAATACGACGAGCAGATTCTAACACAGAAGTTCCATAGGGAGCATACTTGTCGTTACCAAGAATACGAAAATGGGCAATTTGCCAATTTTCAAAAGTGAGTCCACCAGAGTTCCATTGAAACTGGACATATTTTGGATTACTTTTGTCTTCGCCCTCAAGGCGCTCAATTTCGTGTGTTGGCAAACCAACGATTGATTGTACCCCCAATCGCTCATCAATATCAAGATATAAAAAGAAGTCGCCATACTTACACATCGTGCGACACCAACCGAAAAGATTGAAATCAATATTTAATACAGTGTGGTAAAGCTCGCTAAGTACCGCCTTTATCTCTTCATTGGGGCACTTAATAGTAAGAAGGGGTTGGAGGTCAGAAGATGTCGTCATCTCGTCTGCGTATATATCCAGGGCTGATGCGATCTCTGGCGTGTATTCCATTTGCTCAAAGTCTTGGTATCGCTCGGCACGCAACTGGTTAGCCATGATAGCTGTGGAGAGTTGTTCAAAGGGATTGTAAGAAGATTTCTTAAAATTTAAACCCGCGGCAGATTGAAACTTAAACTTGTCCAATTGAACACGGGAAAGTTTACGACTTGTCTGAGTTCTATAGTTTACCAGCGGACCAGAAAGCAAACGTGTAAGTTGCTTAAAGAGTGCCGATTGATTATTTTTTGGGTTTCTTTTATTGCCTGCCATTTTTTATCCTTTGTAGAGCCAACCAAATTGTTGCATATTTTTAATAGCTTCTTTCTTTTTCTTATCTGTGTTGTTGTCTGCTCTGTATCCCTCTTGTCCTTTTATTTGATTATTCATCTTTGTCGATGTCAAAAACATTGAATTAACAAATGCATCTCTGTATTGTTGCTCTAACTTACCCGCTTCAAACGCTGTGTCTCTTACCCAGCACCCAATCGCCAGAGCCATTGTTAAGTCATCATTGTAACTTCTCATTGCCTCGGGACGACCATTATTCCAGATAAAAGTCTTGAACTCATTAAGAGTTCGCGAAGAATATATGGTAATTAGTTTATTTCTAATGAATTCCTCCATTTTTGCTATGATAAGTGGACGTGTTTTAGAGGTTGTAGAAAAGCCGGCGATTGCATTAGACATATGCTCGGCTTGAACTTGTTCCACATGCTCATGTGTAGACTTAATAGAAAAGTATATATTATTATAACCCAGTTCTCGTAGTTTTGATAATACTGCGAAGCCAACTGAGTTGTTTTCTACAACAATCATTCCGTTGTTGTATTCTTTTCCAATACTGTTTAACATATCGGCATAAACATCG